TGACGCATAACACATCGCCAGGGCGTCGGCATCGTCGGGGCTTCCGCCGGTTGAGCGTTTCTTGAAATCGTCCTTGGACTCCAACTTGATGCGCCGGTCTCCCTGGACGGTGTACCGTCTGGCCGAAAGCTGGGCGATCACCGCCGGGTTGTCGTCGATGTCTACCATCCCGTCCCGGAAGGCTTGGCCCAGTTCCAGCCATGCTTCCGCGATGGCGTTGACGTACCTGTCAGACCTCCGGGCCTTCTCGCCGCCGTTGAAGGCGACGATCCGGACCCGCCCTCCGGCCACGTTCTCCTCGTTGAGCCGGTCGGTGACTCCCCCGCCGACGCCCGTATCATCAACCACGATGGCGGTTACGTCCGGGTCGTCCTCGGCCATCGCTTTGAGGCGTCCAGCGACCTCCTGGGTGTCCCGGCCTTGCGCCTTCCAGACCAGCCGGCAGACGTTCCCCTGCCTTCTGTAGACGACCGTCTTGTCGGCGCCGAATCGGGCCACGTCACAAGCCAGCGTGGCCTCGCCAACTGGCGCAAGCTGGCGCTGGACGGCGTCCATCAGGAGAGACCGCGGGACGATGGCGTCCTCCAGGTTGTCCGGGAACCGGCCCAGGACTGAGGCGATATATAGGGCCGACTCCTCGCCCCACTCCCGGCGCCGCTCCTCCACTTGCTCGGCGGTCACCATGCCGGGGATGACCTCCCGGCCCTCCCGGATGTTGGGCGTGTCAGCGGCGGCGATCTCGATGGTGTGGTAAAGGTCGGAGCCGCCGTGGAAGGCATCGTAGAACTCGCCGGAGCTGGCGAAGGCGTTCCCGGTCAGAAGCATCCGGGCCGGATTGAGTCTCTTGATAGCGTCGATGTGGGACTGCTCGATGTTGTGGGCCTCGGTCAGGATGACCAGGAGGTTCGGGGAGTGGAAGCCCTGGATGTTGTACTCGTTATCGGTGGCGAAGCCGACCGCATAATGCCGGTCGTCCAACTCCCACCGGGCCGTCCGGTACATCTGACCGCCCAGTCCCATCCGGGCCGTGAGGTATGCCGACCTGGCTTCCTTCCAAACGATATCGGAGACCTGGCGATGGGTCGGGCCGAGGACGACGCAGATGGCCGGAGACCGGGTCGCCATCCACCAGAGCATGATCCGGGCTGATTGCCAGTCCTTGCCGGTCCCGTTGGCTCCGACGACCGCGACCCGGTTATGGTCTCTGACCGCCCTTGCCATCTCCAATTGCTTATCGTAGACCGTGGCGCAGCCGAGGACGGATTCCCAGAAGTAATCCGGGTCAGCCCTGGCACGGCCTACCAGGAAGCGGCTCTCGGCCTGAGTCAGCGTTGTCACCGTAGGCTGCCCCCGTTGTGGACGGTCAACCGCGGCTGGGCTTTTGGCCCGGTCACTCGTATCTTGTAGTGACATTCGGGGCACCGTGTCCACCTGGACATTCTGCCATTCAAACAGATTTCTATCTGACCATCTATAACCCGGAATTGATGGCCTTCCTGGATTGCAATCTCGCCGGTTACGGGAGACCTGCCACCGATACACAATACCCGGAGCCGTCCGATCTTATCGTAACTCTCGACCGTCCGCCCTTTCTTCTTGGCCCACGGCCAGGTCAATCCGAGTATCGACACGTTCTCCCTCCACTATCTGGTCGGCGCCGTCCATCGCTTCCCGGAGGAGGTCCGCGAAAGTCACGCCGCCAACTATGACGTTCTGTTGCTGGAATTGGATCAACGGCTTGTCAGGCACAAGACCGCCGATGGTGTCCAGGCGCCGGAGGATGTCGAGGACGATTCCCGTGGCCCTCGCTGCCTGGGTGTCGTCGGACCCGGTGGCCTGGCTCCACCACCGGAGGAGGAGCCGTTCATACCTTGATTTCTGGAGGGTGTATTCTTGCTCGACCGCCTCGGTGTCACCCTTCCGAATCTCGGCCAGCCGGCGTTTGACATCGTTGTTTATCTGGGTCTTTGATACGCCGAGTTGGTCGGCAATCGCTTGCTCGGACGCCCCGGCCTGTTTCAACTGGAGGACTTGGGACCGCCTTAATTCGGCTGCTATCCTGGTTCCGTTTTGTAAAGCCATGACTTAACCACTGACCGCCTTCGGCGCCGGGATAATCAATGGGACAGCCTTTCGCCAGTTAATATTGTGATGGAGGCGCTTATTGAAGCGTCCCATTAGGCCGATGGTTATACAAGACGGGGCCGCCATAACTGCATAAAAGGACTTCACATAAGTCCCAAACTCCAGATATAGCTCGGTCATCCCGCCTGCATTTGTCTGAGTGTCTAATTGGTCAAGCTGTAGCTGCATATCAGTAAAGAATAAATCGCCGGTACGTCCCAGGGAGACATAAGTATTGACATCATCGTTGATCCGCCCTCGGAACAAGAACGGCTTTTGAATATCACAAACGAAGCTATTCATCGCCTTTCTCCGGTATCGGAGTTTATGCGGTTCGCCGCCCATATGGTCGCCGCCTTGGGATAATGCGACCGTTTTGATTGGCGTTGTCTCAACAAGCCTGACCAACGCATCAAAAACCATGTCGAGGTTGCTTATCTTCCAGCCATGGTATTCCTCATTGGTAGAGGTGCTAAGTCGATGGCCCGTCCCCTTCCTCCGGTATTGCCATACATAGTAATCATCATCAAGCTGGATGAAGTACCGACACCCCATCTGCTGCGCTAAGTCCCAACAAGCGTTTCTGGCCCAGAGGGCAGTCCTCCGATCAGGAAAATTATCAAACGGGTCGGTATAACGTCCGACCTCATCCTTGGAGAATACAAGCACAGCATCGCCATAGATGCGCTTGTATTCCTCGCCGGCAGAGTCCTCGTCGTCGATCACGATAAAGATCGTGCCGGTATAACCGTGGCTCCGTAGCGTCCGGAAGGTATGCACTTTGTCCGGTCGGCCATGGGTCAGGATGAACGCGCAGAAGTCCTCACGCATACGGATAGTCCTCGGTGAACGCCGCGTCGATGTCCTCCTGGAGGCGTACAAAGCCGTTAGCGATGGCTTGGTCATAATCAACTATTACGAGGGCCGACCGCTCCATCAATGCCTGGATGTCCGGGGAGGAATGAGCGTAATAGTTGGCGATACGTTGAAAGTTAAACGCAACGTGTCGCTCGGCAGCGTCCAGGAGGAATCGTTCTATGGCTGGCGGTAGTTCCGCTTGTCTTATCTGACCGATTAACTCGTCGGCAGTGCTTCGGTCGGTCAACTCGTCAATGGCCGGTTGCGGTCCGGTAGGATAATAAATTGGGATGTCAACGGTCTGCGTATAGGCGTTATCGGTGACCGGCTCGGTCAAGTCCGGCATCGGGAGCCGCTCCCCGTTGGCTACGGCCTCCAGCATGTCGTTGACCGCTTGGGATTCAAACTGGGTGTCGCGTAGTAGGTGGAGGAGTTGGTCCTGGTCGGCGTGGGCCATCATCGCCAGCGGGTCGTAAGTGAGGAGCATCTTGTCCGCTTCTTCCTCGGTTACGTCCACGATCAATACCGGGACGACTTGGTCGCCCATGACCTCTTGGCGCAAATGGCCGTCGATCAGCTCCAGGCCGTCGTCGGTCTCCCTGGCGATGACCGCGTCCGCGAAGCCGATGTCCTCCAGGATTCCCCGGAGGGCGGCTTCCTGGGACGGTGGATGGCGGCGCCAGTTCTTCGGGTTGGCCCGGAGTTCGGACGCCGGGACGCGGCGGAGTTCCTTGACGCGGTCTTTCATCGTCATATCATTCCATACCCGAACGCCTGACCAGGTGACAGGGTGACACCCGGTAAATCAAGCGCCCGGATCATTTCACCCCGTGACGGATGAATGTCCACCCGTAGGTGGCGCTGCCATTCTACCATACCGCATAGTGTGGGCGGTCTTGTATACTGCCAGTGGTAGTAAAACGCCCCTATGGGCTTCTCTGAAGCGTCCAGGGCCATATCTGAGGGAAGGTTAGGGCGGGTCGATGGTATGCGCCCTCCCTATCTTGAAGACCCTCTTTGCCTTCGCCCGGACGCAGTCCTGGCATTGGCGGTAGGGGCTCCGGTCCAGCGTCCTGATAACCGCCCACCGCTGGAGGTGACAGTCGGGGCATTCGGTCCAGCGGTACTTTCGGCCACCGACCATCCCCAGGTCTAAAGCTCGGCAGATGTCGCCGATGTCAGGCATCCTCACCTCTCAATATCCGCTCGATGTCATCCAGGTCGCTAGGACGCCAGACCGCGACCATATGCGTATGCCCCGGCTTGTCCTTGGACCGGGCGTTGTTTAGAGCGTCCAGCCACTTCTGTTGATGGGGCTTGATCTTCCCCTTCTCGGCCTTCAACTCTGCGAAGATCAGCCGGCCCCGCTTTGGATGTACCAGAACCAGGTCTGGAAAGCCCGGACCGATGCGCCGGGAATGTTTCCACTTCCCGGTCGTCGGGTCTTGGAATCCCATGTCCACCTGGTGATACACAAGCCAGCCGTAAGTCTCGGCCCAACCGATAACCGTGGACTGGAGTTGCTTCTCGGTGATGAGTTCTTGAGCTGTCACGCCAGGATCAGGTCCGCCGGTATCCGGGCGATCTCGGACTCGTCCAGGGCCAGAGCTTTCGCCAACGCCGTCCGTATCTTGTCCCGGAGCGGTTCGGTGACCGGGCCGTCCAGCGGGAGAGGGCCGACCAACTCGACCAGATGACAATGCCACCGCTGACCCGTCCGCCGGGTGCCGTGGATGCGCCAGGTGAATCCGTCCACTTCCACCGAGACGCGGGTCGGATGTTTGTCGTGGGCGGACATCAGCGGCAGACCTCGTCGGGTCGGGCCAGCCGGACATCGCCGCCTCCGTTCTCCAGGAGGTAGTCGCCGCTTGCGAATACCCGGATGACCCTTGTCCTCGGTCCGTGCCAACATGCGATGGACTCCCGTAGGGCCAGGGCCGGGATGCCTCCCTTGGCAGACTTGACCGGCTCTACGCAACCACACCGACCGGCGATGCGGATATGGTCTCCGATGTTGTATGTCGTCATTTTTTCCATCTCCTCAGAATCCCGGCATCCGGGGACGGTCTTCCAACTCGGCCTCGATGTCCGCCGGCGCCGCTTCCCAATACCCGCAAGGGCAGACCAGGAACGGGACCGGCGTATCGTGCGGGTCCGGGCGTAGCAACTCCACGACCATATCGTCGCCGCATTTTGGACAGGTCCGGCGGATCGTAATCATGCTCGATAGTCCTCCGCGGTGTTGACCACGACCGACACCTCCGGGAGTTCCGGGTTGCCGGCGTATAACCGGGACGCCAGCCGGTCTCCCATCCGGTCGGACATCGCCGCCTTGTTGAGATTGGTCGCCAAGACCATCCACCCGCCGGAATGTAATCTCTCCTCGACCAGCGCGGTCAGTTGCTCCCGCACCCAGGCGGTCGCCGCTTCCATCCCGATGTCGTCCAGGAGGACGGTGTCCCGGCGTTGATACCAGGCCGTCAGGTCGTGGACATCCTCGCCGGAGTCGGACTCGTAGGTGTGCCGGAGCCGGTTGAGGAATGTCGAGGCCAGGTCATAACGGACCGTCCGCCCGGAGGCCAGGGCTTGGCGTCCGATGGCTTCCAGTAAGTGGGATTTGCCCGTCCCGGTCTGACCCACCAGGACCAACATCCTCGGCCCCTGCCGGTCGGCGAACTTTCGGGCCGCGCCCAGCATATCGTCGGTGCCCGGACGGGCCCGGAAGTTTTCAAACGTCCTCGGAATACCGCCGGACGGGAGCGCGGCCTGGGCGTGTCGGAGTTCTTCGTCCCGGCGTTGTTGCTCCTCCCGGCCCCGGCATTTGCATCGGGCCTGCTGGAATATCCTCTTCGTCGGGTCACGGTCGAGGAGGATGCGCCGGAGGTCGGGATGGGTTATGTCGAAATATCCACAGACCGGGCATTGGGAGTCGTTGGGGAGCGGTTCGCCGGCAGACCGGAGCCGCTGGAATACATCCCCCAGCGGTGTCATCCCGCCGCCCTTGACCGCTTTAGGATAGGCGTGGAAGTCGTTGTCTCCCGGTTGGAGGACATCGGGCGGTGTCGTCATGTCTACCCTCTCGCCTTCCGGGCGTCTTGCTCGGCTTTCATCGCCACGAAGTCCTGAGAGTTGACCGAGAATACCTTGGGCGGCGGACGGTTGGTGGGTTTTCGGGTCTTGTTGATCTGGACCGGGAGAGTCCTGACCAGGGCGGCGACCGGATCACTCCAGCCGTTAGACGCCCTCCCGCCGTCCCGGTAATAGTCCGCGAAGGCCCGGACGATCTCGGCCTCGTTGACGCCAGCCTCCTCGCATCCCTCCCGGACGGAGATGATGGCGGTCTTGTGGGCGGTCGCCTTGAATCCCTTCAACGCCGTCAACGGTTGGAACCATTCCGGATAATCAAAAGTTGTGGTGGCGCCGTCCTCTGATGGTTCCTTGATGTTTAGTTGATGGTTACTGATGGTTGGGGGGACATAGCTATGTCCGCCTTTTTGGACACCCATGTCCGCCTTTTCGGACAGGATGTCCCCCTTTTGTGTCGTAGATGTCCGCCTTTTGTTTGCCATAAAGGCGGACTTTTTGTCCCCCTTTTCCGGGTTTAGGCGGTACTCGGTGGCGAGTCCTCGACCCCCTTCTTCATGGGCGACCCTGGTGATGATGCCCGTGGATTCCAGGGTCCGGAGGACGCGGCGGACCTGGCGGTCGGAGTACCCGGTCTTCCAGGCGAGGTATGCGTTGCTTGGGTAGCAGTTCTGGCCGTCGTCGTCGGCGTGGTCGGCCATCGCCAGAAGAACGATCATCTCGCTGTGGTCGATGTCCAACTCCCAGACCTGGGACATTATCTTGACGCTCATCCCGTCCTCCTCCTCCCCACCGTTAGATAACTCTCGGAGTGGGCCGATAAGCTCGGCCCAGACCGGCAATCGTCTAGCGTTCCGGCTTCTCGTCCCTCCGCTTCGCCCAGTCCTTGACGTATGCCGTGAAGTCGTCCACCACATCCTCGTCGTTGTCGTATTCGTCGGACGCCTTGTCCATGCTGGCATGGAGTTCTTCCACATAGCGGATGTGATGGTCGAAGATATATCCGGGCCGCGTGGCCGTCCTCAAAAGTCCAAATAGCGAAACCGGCGCCAGTTCTCTGTCCATCGCTTTATCGTTGGCTTCCATCGAATGTCCTCCAGCCTTCCCGGTTCTCGACGCAGTAGGCGTCCTCCTCGTCGTCGGCCTGTTTCGGGAGTATGTGTCCCCAGTTGCCCGTCTTGCTCTGCCGCCGTTCCTGGTCGTGCTGGTAGCAGTAGTGGAGCGGCATCACCGGAGCCTGGTTTATCTCCCGGTAGAAGCGGTCCCGGAGTTCTCTGATCCAGCCAAACAACTCGCGCCCTTCCGGAATCGGGAGGACGCCGCGGACGATGAAGTCAACGGCGTGATTGTGGCAAGCGCCCAGCGCCGCCGGGTTGGGAGGCGGTTCCATGTTGGGCGTCCCAGTCCGGGCCGGTGGGGCCGGGTCGGGCC